GCACAAACTATTGAAAAAATTGAGACTGAAATTAAGAAAGCTCCACGTGCTGATCTCTATGAGACACAGGTTCGTGAATGGAAAAATTTCCTCTCGTTGCTTAAATCAAATTAAAGGAGTCAAAAATGACTGATGAAAATCAAATTGAAGATCAGGATGTAGAACTCCATGACGAAGTAACAGACGAAGTTGTGGAAGAAGCTCATGATCCTAAAACTGCACCTGCACAGGCAGTTGCAGCAACTGATAAGGCTGGGGATGCCACATCAACATCGGGCGCGCGCAAGATGGCTGGTGGTTCTGCAGCTGATAATACAACCAAAGATCCAATGCCAAAAACTAAGGCCGGCATGATTAACGCTATGTATGACAAGATGTCCAAAATGAAAAAGGATGAGCTTGCTGCTGGTTATAAAAACATGATGGCTGGGTATAAGGCAGAAGGTGTAGAAGAATCAGATATTGAACCAACACTGGTTGAGTATCAGGCAGATTTTTCAGAAGACCTAAATGCATTGGTTGAATCAGAAGCAACTCTTTCAGATGAGTTTAAGATGAAAGCAGGAGTAATTTTTGAAACTGCTATTCGCTCAAAGTTATCTGAGGAAATCGATCGGTTGGAAGCTAAGTACAACGAAGAACTGAATGAAGAGATTGAATCTACTAAATCAGACCTCGTTGAAAAAGTCGACAATTATCTTAACTACGTTGTCGAGCAGTGGATGGAAGACAACCAGGTAGCAGTTCAAGCTGGTCTGCGTACAGAAATTGCTGAGAAGTTTATGACCTCTCTGAAAGATCTGTTCACAGAATCATACATTGAAGTACCTGAGTCTAAAGTCGACCTCGTCGATCAACTCGCAGAAGAAGTTGAAGAATTAGAAACAGCTTCAAACGAAACAATAGCTCAAAATCTGGCACTTAAGGAAGAGTTGGAGCAATATAAGCGTGATGCAATCATCCGTGAACATGCTGCAGGTCTTGCTGAAACACAGGTTGAAAAGTTAAAGGATTTGGTAGCAGAAGTTGATTTTGAAGACGAAGATACCTTTGCACAAAAGGTTGAAACCGTTAAGGAATCATACTTTACCAAGAAACCATCTGAGTCTGCTGACATTACAGAGGAATCTGATGACGGTGATCCCGTTGTAGAAGCCACTGGTTCTATGGCTCAGTATCTTCAAGCAATCCAAAAAACTAATAAGAAATAATTTGGGAGTCCAAAACAATGAATAATCAAGTATCTTATGACGCTTTGATGGAAAAGTGGGCACCTGTACTGAACGAAGAATCAGCAGGCGCAATTAAAGATTCACATCGTAAAGCTGTCACAGCGGCAATCCTGGAAAACCAAGAAATCGCTCTGCGCGAAGAAGGTGTTCTAAACGAAACCAATAACACATCAACAGTAACTTCAGGTGTAACAGCTAACTGGAATCCAGTACTGATTGCACTTGTACGTCGTGCAATGCCAAACCTAATGGCATACGATATCTGTGGTGTACAGCCAATGTCTGGTCCTACTGGTCTGATCTTCGCTATGAAGTCAACATTCCAAAAGACAAAATCAGGCACTTCAAATGGTGCAGAAGCACTATTCAACGAAGCAAATATCAACTTCTCTGGTGATTCAGGGACAACTGCAATGGAAGCAGATCCATCAGGTATGGGTTCTGCACTAGACGGTGATAACGATTCAACAATCGCTGACTCACTGGGTGATCCACTTGCTAACCTTGACCTGTACACAACTGCAGAAGCAGAAGCATTGGGTGCATCAGGTGGCGAACAGTTTGCTGAAATGGGTTTCACCATTGAAAAAGCAACAGTGACTGCAAAGTCACGTGCACTGAAAGCAGAATACACTCTGGAACTGGCACAAGACCTTAAAGCAATTCATGGTCTGGATGCTGAAACAGAGTTGGCAAACATTCTGTCAACAGAAATCATGGCTGAAATTAACCGTGAAGTTGTACGTACAATTAACTCACAAGCTAAGTTGGGTGCTGCAACAACCAATACTGCAATCAATGGTATCTTCAACGTACAGACAGATGCAGACGGCCGTTGGTCAGTAGAAAAGTTCAAAGGTTTGATCATGCAGATCGAACGTGAAGCTAATACAATTGCTCAGGAAACACGTCGTGGTAAGGGTAACTTTATCATCTGTTCATCTGACGTAGCTTCATCACTGGCTGCTTCTGGCATGCTGGATTATGCTCCTGCAATGGCAACAAACCTGAACGTAGATGACACAGGCAATACATTTGCTGGTGTGATGAATGGTCGGACACGTGTATACATTGATCCGTATGCAACAACAGATTACGTTAACGTAGGTTATAAGGGTACTAACCCATATGACGCCGGTCTGTTCTACTGCCCATACGTACCATTAACAATGGTTCGTGCAGTTGGTGAAAACACATTCCAGCCAAAGATTGGATTTAAGACTCGCTACGGCATGGTCTCAAACCCATTCGTTGGTGCAACACCAAATAACGGTCTTGCAACTGCAAAGACCAACCAGTACTACCGTATCTTCCGTGTGGACGATATCCTCGGTAGCTAAACTGTTAACACATAATAAATTGGAGGAGGCTTCGGCCTCCTCTTTTTTTAATAAAAAACTATTATAAATAGTGGTATGGCTACATTAACTTCAAACATAAACTATCTTCAGCCAACCAGTTTTAAGTTGTCTATCGATAGAAAAAATTATCCTAACCTGGAATTTTTTGTTCAGAATTTTACACATCCAGGGCTTATGATGCCAGCATCAGAAATGCCTATAAGACGATTACAATCAATTCCTTATCCAGGTGAATCATTAACTATTAATGAACTATCTGCCACTATTTTGCTAGATGAAAATATGGAAAGTTATTCTGAAATGTATAACTGGATCCGTAGAATACAGGTTACCGATATGAATGGTAATCAAAATTCACAAAGAGGAACAACAGTAAATCCTCACGCGGATATTACACTTTCAATTTTATCTAGTCACAATAATTTATCTAAACAAGTTCGGTATGTGGATTCGATACCTACCTCACTTGGTGATATATCATTTGAAGCAACAGCCACAGGGACAGAGTTTATTACATTTCAGGCATCATTTAGATTTAGTTATTTTGAATTATTAAATGTAAACTCAGGTTCAATTACAAATTCATTTACTGCATGAGGTAAAAATGCCTAGACGTCCTTCCAAAAATTTCTTCTTTGCAAAACTTCTTAGATTTGACACTACAAGTCAAAAATATAAATTTAATACCGGTGAGGATAAGTTTGACGATACTATTAAAACTCGTACAACTGGTGGTGGTGTAGACTCTGCAGCAACCCAAGATATGATTGATTCTTCTTATATTAAGAACATTATTTCTGGTAATTATATTCAGGAGCATATTGATTTTGGTTTTCTAACAGATGTGGCTGGTATCGATTCTGATTATATAGCAACTGCCGCTGGTGGCGGTGGAGGTGGTGCTGGAACACCAACGATAACTTCGGTAACTCCTACTGCCTTTGATGGAACATCAGGTTCTACTATTACAGTTAACGGAACCAATTATGTAATAGGAACGGTTATTGATTTTATAACAAGTGGTGGTTCGGAACATAGAGCAAGCGCAACTACTCTTGTCTCACAAGCGCAAGTTACAGCAACAACACCTCAGGGATTCTCTGCCTCCGATGGTCCTCTTTCGGTAAAGGTCACAACATCAGGTGGAACAAGTACAGCATCAAATGTAATTACAACTGGTAGTTCTCCATCGTGGAGTACAGGCACTAATCTAGGATCATTTGCTAAAAATGCTCCAGTGGAAGTAACTGTATCTGCTACGGATCCACAATCACAACCGGTTACATATACCGTTAAAAGTGGGTCAGCATTACCAACAGGATTATCTCTTAATTCAGGCACTGGTGTTATTAGCGGTACACTGAACTATAGTATATCATCAAATACCACTGTATCGTCAATTATTACAGCAAGTGATACATCAAGTAATGAAACTGATAGAACTTTTAATTTTACAATTACGCCTACCTCTTCAATCTCTATGGGTATTACCTTTCCACAACTTGGTGATCAGCATATAGGTCCTACATATCAAGAAATGGATCAGTGGTTACAAGCTAACGTATCCACAAATGGAAATTTTGATGATATGTTTTCTGCATATGGTAGTGGAAATGGAGGTTATGCACGTGGCATTTATTGGTTAAGACCTAATAGAAAACTCAGAGTCGATTATGTTATGCAAGGAGCATCTGGCGGAAGAAATTATGGTTGGCGAAGTTATGGATCTGGCCAAGGCAGAAAAATAGGAGGATCTTTTTATGTAAATGCCAATAACCATATTGGATTTATGGTTGGTAGGACTGGTGAAGCACTGTATAGCTCATCATTTGGATATCAAGCAGCAGCAGGTGGAGGAGCTTCTTGTATCTTTGTAGCAAGAAGCGGATATGCTAACAGTTCTGGTAGTTGGTATCCTTGTGCCATGGCAGCAGGTGGTTCTGGAAATCCTGGTGCTACACCTTCTTATTGGACTTCACATGATGTGTGGAGTGCATTGCCATTAGATTTTCCTTATAGAGTAGGTGACGCAACAGGTGGCAGATTTAGTGCAGCTGCTCAGCAGTCAGACAATTATTTTCGTGCTGCTGGTGGTGCAGGATGGGCTAATAATGGGTTGTATTGGACTACTTCAAGTGCTTATAATAGAACAGGTTCTAGTAAGTTTCAAAATAATTCATATGCAGGACAATCTGGTGGCACTTGGAGTATAGCAAGTGGTAGCTCTTATTATCTTGGCAACAGTTATGGAACAAATTGGGCGTGGTATCCATTAAGAGGTGGATTTGGTGGAGGTGGCGGTACTTGGAGACAAGCGAACAGTACGGCGTATGGCGATTATAGATACTCAGCACCAGGAGGTGGTGGTGGAGGTTACTATGGTGGATACCCAACCTCAGGTGCATCTGAAGGGGGTACTTCATCAATTAGTAATTTACCTAAGCAATATGCTTTCATTACCAATTCTGGAACCAATCATTCTAGTCCTAGTTCTCCTCCTAGTGTTGCTGAAGGTTCAAATAATAATTACTATGGTGCATATAGTTATGCACTTGGTCTTGAATCCACTGGGTCATATACTCAAGATGGTGGAGATGTTGATGGTACTGCACCATCTGCAGGAGCAACTGGTAACACAAACTATGGTGGATATTGGGATGCATCGTTACCAAGACCAACCGATTATGGTTGGACAAGTGGCACCGTTAATGACGGCAGTCTGGTAGTTACTATAAGTGCCGCATAAAAAAACACTTTACATTTAATGCATTTTGTGATATAATTATAATATGATCGACTTAAAACAAATCCATGAAATGTGGTCTGAGGACTGCAAAATTTCTCAATCCAAACTAGATGAGACTTCACGTGTGACTCCAATGTTACATGCAAAATATCTTGAAATTTTATCTACTACCAAATTGATGCTCAAACGGGCAGAGTTTGCGCAGAAGGGTTTGTTGAAAGACAAATGGTTATATTATAACGGAAAGATGTCACAAGAGGAACTAGCCGAAAAAGGTTGGGAACCAGATCCATTTAATGGTCTTAAAGTACTAAAAGGTGAAATGGAATACTACTATGAATCCGATCCAGAGATTCAGAAGTCAGAAGAAAAAATCCAGTATTATAAGACCGTAATTGAAACGCTAACTGAGATTATAAATAATCTTAACTGGCGACATCAGACGATAGGTAATATGATCAAGTGGAAACAATTCGAGTCTGGAAATTAGATCATTCCAATTTACAAATAGAATGTGAATCAGGTACTGCGCAAGAACTAAATGAATATTTTAGTTTCTTTGTACCTGGATATAAATTCATGCCTGCATTTCGTAATCGTATGTGGGATGGAAAAATTCGTATCTTTACCCTTAGGGATAAAACACTTCCAGCAGGTTTATTTTATCATTTAAGTGAATTTTGTGATAAAAGGGGATATATACTAAAGTCCGAAACATCTGACTTTGGAGCCCCAGATGAGCGAATACACATTACTCGAAGCAGTCTTGATAATTTCTGTAATAATCTTAATACTCCTTTCCCTCTTAGGTCCTATCAGTACCAATGCGTGGGAGAGGCGATTACGAGAAAAAGAGCAATCCTCCTCAGTCCCACAGGATCCGGAAAATCATTCATCATCTACACGCTCATCAGATGGTACTTAGAAAATTATAATGACAAGGTGTTAATCATTGTACCAACCACATCATTGGTTGAGCAGATGAACTCTGATTTTTGGGAATATGGTTTTGATGTTGATAACGAAGTCCATAAAATATATTCCGGTAAAGATAAAAACACGGATAAACGTGTTATTGTAAGCACATGGCAATCCATTTATAAATTACCTAAGGTATGGTTTGAACAATTTGGTGCCGTATTTGGTGATGAGTGTCATGGATTTAAATCAAAATCTTTGATGAATATAATGAATAAAGCCACCAATGCTGAATTTAGATTTGGAACGACAGGAACATTAGATGGGTCACAAACACATGAATTGGTCCTACAAGGGTTGTTCGGTAAGACTTACAGGGTCACAACCACAAAGCAATTACAAGATAACGACACATTGGCAAAATTGGAAATTAGGAGACTCGTTCTTGATTATAAAGAGGACATCAGACGGGACTTCGGAAAACAAACGTACCAAGATGAAATCGACTTTATCGTTAGTCACGAAAAACGGAATAACTTTATAAGAAATCTCGCGCTCGATCTAAAGGGTAATACTTTGATCCTATATAACTATGTGGAAAAACATGGTAAACCATTATTTAATCTAATAAGGGATAAGGCAGATGAAAATCGTAAGGTATTTTTTGTATCTGGTGAAGTCGCTACCTCCGACCGAGAAGCAATACGAGGCATTGTGGAAAAACAAGGGTCGGCTATTATTGTAGCTTCTTTAGGTACGTTTTCAACAGGGATAAATATTAGGAACCTACATAATATTATATTTGCATCACCAAGTAAATCACAGATTAGAGTTTTGCAAAGTATTGGTAGAGGGTTAAGGAAAAGTGATGATGGTTCTGCCACAACATTATATGATATATCAGATGACATCAGTTGGAAAAAAAGGCAAAACTATTCTTTAATCCATTCATGGGAACGGCTAAAAATATACCAAAATGAACAATTTGAATATAAAACTATAAAGGTACAGATATGAATCTCCGGCAATTTAAACTAGTCAATAATGATGAGCTTATTTGCGAATTGGTGCAGTACAGCGATGATGAATCTGAAATACTGGTACGTAAAGTTTTAAAAATTATTGCTGCTGATGATTTTGAAAATAATGTAAGATACTATTCATTTAAACCATGGATATCATTTCAAGATGAAATAGATGAATTATCCGTTATACAATCCATGCATGTATTAACAGAGGTAATGCCATCGGACTCTTTGAAAAAACATTATTCCACTGCAATTACCGATATAGAGAACCATTCGAAACTTACTAAGAAAAATGTA